CTTTGTCGTTCATAGGTTCTGGAATACACGCCAACTCTGCCCTGTCGATGGGCAAAGCTTGGTTGTAACCGACCTGCACTTGGCTATGGGCAACAGCCAGAACAAGTCATCATTCATTCCCCAGCAGACAACGTAATCCACGCCACTAATCGCACGCTTGGGGACATTCAACCCATTACCAGAGCTGGTAGTAAAACGATATTTAGTGCGTCCAGGTTCTACTGTTTGCGCGGTCTTAACCTGGATGCGGTGGAACTTGTTTCCCCTCTCGGCCACCACATCATATCCAGCGAAATCCTCGTAGGGCAACAGCACCGAATACCCACACCGCAGTAACGCGCCAGTCACACGCGCTACCCCTACCGCACCTATTTGGCGTGAAGTTAATTTCATTGTTGACGTACTCCTAATTTAGCAGATACTAGAAAAATGAAAACAACAAACACACTTATCGCGCTTGCCATCTCTACTGCGTTTACATGTCTCGCGGATGACCGCTTGAACCAAGAAATTGTGGCTGCTGTCTATCGAGGATGCAGCACGCATGTGCTTGCTGGGAATTCCGCTGTGGGTGCTGGTGGCGCGCTTGTTAAGGCAGGAGACACACTTCTTACCCCTGAAGGTGCTTACGTTCGAGCTGGTGACAGCTTCCTCAAGCCTGGTGGCGGAGCGGTTGTTAAGGCTGGCAATAGCTACGTTGGAACGGACAGCGCGCTTGTTAACGTTGGTAGCGGACTGAATCTTATTCTTATTGGCTCGGATGGTGCGAGCATTGGGGCTGGGAACACTATCCTGCGCCCCCTTCTTCTTCCGCACTAGCCAATCCCCCACATTGCTTGCCGATTCCTTATCCTGTTCTCAAGACCAGCAATAAACTTCTTTCGGCTTGAATCGTTGTAGGCCAATTCGTATTCGTAATCCAATTGCGCCTGACTCATGGCCTGCATTAACGCGCGAGGATGAACTTTGTTGATTGCTTCCAAGGTTTTCGGACCAATCTTGCCGTCCACATCCACCTTAACCTTGAGAGCGTTTAGCCCTTTCTGGATAAACCTTGTTGCACCGCCCATCCCTCTATTGAACGCGAGATCTTGTGTGAATGCTTGCATGGCTTCAGGCAATTTGGATACGAGTGGGCTGGTGTATTCTTTGATATATCGCGCTGCCTCTTTCGCCCTTTCTTCCGCTGGCAACTCTGAGAGCTTTTTGAATTCTTCTGGATGGTATTTGTCATTGATTCCAGCTATCTCATAGCTTCCACCACCATCTCCGTCAGGTAACTTATAGATCGCCAAATTGCCGTTGTGATCGAACCTGCCCTCAAGCTTGACTGTCTCAATTGCAGCCAATAGGAGCGGATCTGCTTCTGTTCCGCTCATAGCACACCCTATTTCTTATTGATTTCTTGCTCAACCGCTTGATTGCGGAGGGCATCGTAAATTTCCTTGATGTCTGGATCTTGGTTGGCTTCGTAAATCTTGTTTAGGGTGGCGATGGCTGCGGATGTGTTGGAGACAGGCTTGACAGAGTTTGTGGCAAGCCAGTTCACAAACTCTGGATTGGTAAATAGTCGAGCAGCCTGGTTGGCTCCGAACATCGTTCCAAGCACGCCCTGGGCAAAACCAAATTTTCCAGATGCCAGAGAGCCAGTTACGCTCGCCATCGTGGCGGGACCAACTACTGCTCCTGCCGTACCTGATGGATTGGCTAGGATGCTTGCACTTTCCCTGATCTTATTGGAAACCTGTGCAATTGTATCTATGTCCTTTTTGAATTGACTCCCAAATCTTCCAAACAAAATGTCTTTTGACGCATTATCAAGTTTCGCATAGTTCTGTAGGAATTTTGAAGTACTGAAGACATCGCCTGTCTCGTCTTGTAGGCCAGCAACAGCCTTACCCATCCTTGAGATGTACGCAGCCGAGACTGCTTTTTGAGCGTCCTTGGGGATAGCGTTAAATACTTCGCGGAGCTTGGTTGGTCCATTGCGCGCACCACTGATCACGGCCTGATATGCATCTTCTGGATTTTTATCCAAAATCACGGATTGTATTGAATCCATCGTTTCATGAAATTTTTTTGTATATGTGTTTGCTTTTTTAAATGCAGCTTGAGTTGCTGGCCCCTCATCCAATACTGCGTTTTCAAGATCTTTTGATATAGCCCCATAAAGAGCCTTCCATTGCGCCTTGGGTACATCTGGAGCAAGATCAACTGTGGCTATCTTCTCTCCAACCCAAGAACGCAAATCACGCAAAACATTGAATGGAATTTGCCCTTCTGAATCTAATCTTTTAGTCTCTTCTAAACCACCAAGAATTTTTGTTAATTGAGTATTTGAAATTGATTGTTGTAATTCTGGTGAAGCATTTGAAAGCCTATTTGAAAACTCATATAACTTCTCAATTGTTTGGTCTGAATTAATGTAAGTATTTTCAGGCATGTATTTATAAAACCTGTCGTAAAGAGCTTTTTGGGTTTGCCTCGCCCTGGGTACAAACACTTCAGAGAATCCCTTCTGGATTGCCTTACCTGCCTCTACTGGTTCCGTGATTGGCGATAGTTGAGTTCTTAGTTCTTCAACCCTTTTTCCAACATCTGCCTGCTGTGCAATACCCTTCTCGCGCATTGCTTCCATTCCGCTTGGAAATCTTCCAACGCTAGTTTCAAGAGCCTGAATCGTTGGCTTCTCGACGGCTTGGCCAAGTGTAGGAGTCGTTCCAGCCATTTCGTACAACCCAACATTTTTGGCTATCTGTTCCTGCGTCTTTCCTCCGCGCAGAAAACGAAGTATCAAATTCTTGGATGTTTCTGTCGCGCCAGCCGTTCCAGCAATTGCTGCTGGTACTGTGGATACTCCAAGCTTCTTGGCAGTAGATGCCACTTGGGCCATTCTCGAAATTGGCGAAGGAGCTATTGACCCAGCCAACCCAACAAGACCCTGCTCAAGCGGACTTGCGCCTGCTTCTCCAGCAGCAGCAGCAGCTCCAGATCCAAGTGCAGCACCAGCAACCTGCGTCTTTGGCGAAGCACCAAGTATCTCGCCTATTTTCTTGATTGCCTTTGGCGCGCCCTTTAGACCAGCCAATGCTTGTCCGCCCATTACCATAGGAACCATTTCAGCGACTCCTCCAACAACCCTAGACTCAATGCGCTCAAGCGGAGTCTTTGGTTTTGGCAGGCCGATCTGATCCTTGATTTCATCCAGAACCGCGCTGAGTTCTGGCACTTTTCTCTTCTCGTCACCTTGCGCTACAAGTGAATTGTAAATTTTTGCTCCAATATCAGCTAGGAATGCTCCTGAAGCACCAGCGCGAGCAGCAGGTGCAGCAGCCTCAAATGGTGCGCCTGCTATTGCTCCACCCACCAATCCAACAGTGCCAGGAGTAATTGCTTCTCTAGCAATTAGGCCAGCCTGTCTGCCTACAATTTCTGGAATGCTTCTATCCTGAACACCCTGAGTTGCTGGAGCCTCAACCGCAATCTCCTCACCCTTACTATTTACTGGTATGAGTGCCATTGTTTTATTATGGGGCTAGTCTGAATTGCTGACCATTTATATTTACAACATCTCCATCACGCATCCCAGCAGCGCGAGCTTCGGCCTCGGTCTTAAATGTACTCTTTCTCTTCATTCCGAATGAATTTATATCCTCTGGATCTGCATTGGCATCAAGAACTGCTTGAACTGATTTAACTCCGAATCCATTGGCGCGAGCATCAGCAACAAATTTCCTGGCCAATACTTTCTTCAGCTCGCCGAGTCTGTCTGGCGCAGCAAAGTTAATCACAGCTGTAGGATCGGCAATTGCGGTCATCAATACGTTCCTGTCTTCCTGCGTCATTGTGCCAGGACCGCCGATTGCAATACGCATTTGTCCAGCAAGAGCTGTCCTGATCGCGTCCGCGCGAGCCATGAGTCTTGGCCTAGCAAAATTATCGCTTGTCTGAACTTTGTTTCCAAGCTCAAGAAGTTCGTCAATTCCGCCAACAGAAGAGACAAAGTTTGGTACAAGTCCTCGCACATCAGATGCAGCCTTTTCGCTGCTTGCCATTCCTTCAAGCCCAGGGATCTTGAGTGCGTTTTGCGCAATCTTCTTTGTCTGAGCATCCTCATATCCAGACATCTTTCCAATCGTCTGCTCTGCAGCCATGCGTTCTGGTGAACCTTCTGGAAATGAATTAATATAGGATATTGCCTTGGCTTTCATCGGAACCAGCTGTTCCAATCTTTGCTGGTATATTGATCCAATATTTGCCGTAGTTGGAACTGTTCCGCCACCAAGACCCTCTGGCACTGGAAGCGTTCCAACAAGCTCGCCCAGCTGCCTGCTAGTCGCAGCCTGCGCAGCTTCTGTTCCAATCATCCTCTTGCGCATGTCGGCCTCAAGCTCTAGCGCAGGGCGCATCATTTGAGTTGCCATATCCTTTTGCATGACAGGACCAGCAGTCCCCTCTGGAAGCGTAGCTGATGCGGATTGTAAATTCTTAACTCGCTCGCCAGCAGATGAAGCAATCTCGCCCTGCGTTGCCAAATCCTGCTCTAGCGAACTCCTTAGTCCGCTAAGACGAGCAGCCTCGATTGGCGCGTACTCAGGAGATGCTTTTCTGCGCTTCTCTTCTTCAGAAGCAATTTCGCCCTTTAGCTTCTCTATCCCAAGCATCCCCTTCTCTCTCTCAGCTTGGAGCGCAGCTTGTCCTTCTGGACTCTTTAGATACTCCTGCTCTGCATTAAACTTCTCAATTTGAGCGCGCAGGTAGTCCTGCTGCATCTTCTTTGTCTCTCGCTCAGTTGCTGCATCGACCTGCTTCTGCCTGACAGCCTCTTCGTAGGCTGGGCTTTTATAAACAGTAAATGGTCCGAACTGTACCAGATCGGCCATATTATACAGCTCCACCTAGCGAGTAGGATTTAAATGCGCTCATAAATGGAGATAGAATATTTCCAGCACCACCAGCGATCTGGGCGAATGTAGATGCACCAGATTGCCCTTGCGATCCAAGCGCATATTGAGTGCCTGTCTTGTAAATATCACCCATTGTTCCATATATATTGGAAGCATTCTGTGCCCCCTGAAAGCCTGCGTTTGGATTTACATATTGATATCCAGAAGTTGCAGTTGGAGTCGATGTGAATCCAGCACTACCCTGAGGGGCTGATGCTGCGAGATAATTGTTCAATAGACCCTGTTGCTGTCCTAGCCTTTGCGAGGAAAGATTGTATACGTTTGGGCCAGACGCTGCGAACTGCTGTGCAGCTCCAAGCCTGCTCTGATCAAGTGCATTGCGAAGACTTACGTCTCTAGCCAATGCTGCACTCATTGTTTCTCCAGATCCAAGGAATCCAGTAACAGCCCCAAGCCTGTTCTGCTCAAGCTGCCTTCTTAACGCAACATCCCTTGCCATTGCATCGGTAGTTGTTTGCCCAGATGACATGAATCCAGTTACTGCTCCAAGTCTATTTGACTCAAGCTGCGCCCTTAGCGCAACATCCCTGGATAAAGCGTCACCAGTTGTCTGTCCAGACCCCAAGAATTGAGATGCAGCTCCATAACGAGCAAGCTTCCTAGCTTCGCCAGCAGCACCAGTTTCAACTGCTTCCTGAACTGCAGGAGCAACGCCAAATATGTTACCGCGAGCAGTCTGAGCAGCGCGAGCTGCCTGTTGGTATTGGCGTAGTTCATCAGCACCCAGCGTAGATCCAAGCTTTAATTGGTTCGCTGCTTCCTGCTCAAGACTGCTCCTTAATGCCTCCGTTTGTGCTGTTGTTGTTGCACCAAGCTTTGCGTTAGCGAGAGCATTATATTGAGAAGTTAATGTCTTTCTCAATTGCTCAGTAGCCAAATCTGTAGTAGGACCAAGCGTTGAATTGGCGAGAGTATTATATTGAGATGTTAATGTTTTCCTTAGCTGCTCTGTGGCTCGATCTGTAGTGGCCCCAACCTTCGTTTCAGCCATTGTCTTGTACTTATCGGAAAGAGTTCTTACAATTGATCCAATTTTAGGATCAATTGCATTAATTTGCTTTATAGTCCTCTCTTCAGGGAGAACCAATGTCTTTTTAAGGTTTGCTATTGATTTTGAGGCTGCATCACCAGAAATTGGTTTATAATTATCGTAAAGATCTTTAGCATCAAGCGCATCCTTCTTGGCTTGCGCCAATTGGGATGACAGGTTATCAGTAGTTTTCTGCGCATCAATTTTTCGCCTGTCTCCAGCTGGTAATCCAGCTATGAATTGATTTGCTTGGGTGAGCTGGCTTTGTAGATCGGTTGCAGCTGAAGTTGCGGTATCGTAAAAGCTTTTATACTGAGCCTTTGTGCCAGTATTTATATCGTCAAGAATTTGCTGATCTGTTACGTCTACATTCAACTCACCAGCAAGTCCGCCAGTTGGCACAACTCCACCAGCTTTTAGCTTTGCAAGAGCAGCGTTAACATCTGTGGCAGCAGTTGATGCCTTACCTAAATTGGGAGTAATGTCGCTTAAATTGAACCTAGACAAAGACTCTATGTAGGTTGGCGCGCGCTGATTGGCTTCTTGCGTTATTCTTAGAAGCTTTTCTTTTTCAGTATTTAGAACACCAATATCTGCTTTACCCTTGGCAGTCTTTGATTTTGTATCTATTAATTTTTTTTGATTTGATACTTTTAAAATTTCATCAATTGCAAGTTGAGAATTATCAATAATATCAAGAGCTGCTTTCCCCAAGTCCTTTGACTTGAAATCTCTTAGTTCTTTTGCCTTGGATTGCAGGTACTCAAGATCTGCTGCGCCAATATTCTGTGCGCCCAGTTTCTGTGCATTGGCTAATGCAGTAGAATAATTGTTTACAGCCTCAAAGAATGTTTCTGGAGCCTTTGTTGATTTCTCAATTTTAGGAAGGTCAAATTGATATTGGGCCTGTGCTGCTGCAACATCATAACCCTTTTTACCTGAATAATCAGATGGATTTAATTTATATACTTGCGTTATGAGTGCTTTGTCAAGATCAGCCTTATTTTTATAGGTTGCAGCATCCTTAACTCCTGCTGCTGAATATTCATTCTGAAGTGCTAATAATTGTTTTGCGTTCATTTTATGATTTAAAATTAAGAAATATAATCGATTGGAGGAACGCCAGCATTCTTCTGTACATTAAGTGGAACAGCTTCCATCGGAGAAGTGCCATATAATCTTTGAAATTGAAGCGCAGCTTGTTGGCCAAGGGCTTGTTGTGTTGCAAATGCATTTGGAGAAAGCTCAAATTGTCTCCTCATTTGCTCAAGCGATCTTTGCGGACCTTGTTCGCGCTCAACCTGGAGTTGGGCAAGTGCTGACTTCTGCAAGTCAAGAGCAGCCATTTCCCTGTCTAATGCGCGCTGGCGGGGGCCGTATTTTTCCCTGATCCGCTGTTCAAGATCTGCAACTTCAGGTTGAGTCTGAAGATATGTTTCCAGAGATGACCTATAATAAAGATTATTAGCCTTTGCTGCATCCACTGGATTGGGAGCAGGAGGAGCAGATGGAGTTCCGCCACCACTTCCCATATTAAGCCATCGCCTTTCTTACAAACTTCATATAATCATACTCCTTTGGTTTTCCGAGCCGTTTAAAAGTTATTCGCTTGCGTGGTCCAAATCGATCAAAAAAGATCAATATCAAGCATTTGAGTGGATCAACCAACTCAGCATTTCTAATACCACTAGTAGCACACAAGTCAACAAATATGTCCTCTCCTAACTCATCGTGTACATAGTGATCTGGATTTGTTCCTTTTGGGATACACCTTGCCAACATTACTCCTTGAATATTTCCATCTTTTGATCTTGCAGTTGCCATAAGTCCTTTATTGTCAAACCAATGTATCCAATCCCTAAAGGTTGGCCACATTGTTTCAGAAAGCCCGCTTTGCTCAAGAAACTCTATTGGGGTCATATGTTTTGCTGAATCTGAATTGTGTCTGGATTGGCTGCCATGATGATTCCGCGAATGGATAGCTTCCTACTGGCAGCCTCAACCTTCATCTTAATATTACGCCACTTGTCGTATGACCTAAGACTATCCGCCCTGCGCTTGACAACCTTCGCGCTTAGTGTGGCTGGTAGTGTAAATGGAAGAGTCAATCCGTCAGGCGAGGTTGTGTCGACATTCGTGCCAAGAGTAATATCGTTGCCATCCGTATCCCTGCGCATGCTTATCGTTGCATTTGTAGATCCAGAATTGAAGAATTCAATCTCGTAGTGTGATCCGTACTTTAGTGCAAAGCGATCATCAAATTCATACGCCTTTGTGACTACCCTGCTCGTATATCCAGTACCAAAATCTTGGAAACCTGTATTGATGTCAACTGAATCTGAGTCCTTGTAATCCGTTAGATGCCCAACTCTTGAGTTGGTTGTGCCTATGCAAAGTTTAATTGTGTTTGTAGTGAATCCAGAGCTAAAGCTTGTCTCGACCATTCTTGCTGCTGCGATTTCCCACAATCCTTCGAAGCAGTTGAAAATTGAGTTATACACCAATATGTGGCTTGGATTTGTTGCTGAATCTAATGGTATAGCAAGCAGGTATCTATTGTTGTGAAATGCTGCATTACAAGTTCCTATAAAACTTCTATTTATTCTTGCAATAATATCCTTAACTGGCTCGCTTATTGTGAGTCCAACTGTTGAGAAATCGTCCGCCATCGATCTTGAAATTGACCTTATTCCATCATTGGCCAAGAAAAATACATCCTTGTTTACGAGTGCAACTGATCTTCCAGCGATACATCCGATCCTATTTGAAATTGTCTGAACTGTCCATTCCGCTGCGCTATTGGTTAGCGACAACACGCTCGTTCCTGATGTAGTCGTTGTGCTTGGCGTTACGTCAACCAGGTAGATCTTGTTCCTCTTGAACACGATGATTTGGAATCCGTAGAAAGGCTGGATTGCAATAATATCTTCACCATCGTCACCACCTACAATGATTGAATTGGTGGTCTTCCATATCTCTGGATCGAGAATGTCCGAGGCGTAAAGAGTATTTCGGCTCTCTCCAGTTCCAACGGCGAATAACCTGTTTGTGAATGACTTGATTAAACGCAGGCCAGTAGGAGCCAATTGGGTTGAAATGTTTGCCGTGGCTGTTGCGTTGCTTCCGCCTCCGCCAGTAATTGTAACTGATGGAGCGGTCAAATATCCAGATCCAGCGTTGGTTACTGTTATTGCCGTAACTTTATTTGATACAACAGTTGCAATTGCTGTTGCTGTTGTGCCATATCCAGCCGTTGGAGTTCCAATTGTTACAGTGGGAACGCTTGTATATCCGCTTCCATCATTAGTAACAGTAATTGACGCAACGCTTGTCCCCTGGCGATGATTATCTGTTCCATCTGTAAACTGAAGATAGCTTGATCCGTCAGTCCAATATAATTTGTTGATTAACTGTGCAAATTCAATTTGATTTGTTGAGTTTGCAAATGTCCCACCAGTTGTTGAAAATGTGGTTGATCCAGTATTGTATTTATAAAGAGATCCATTTGTTCCAACAACAATTGTTTCAATATTGGGCGTATCAAAATAGAACATACCCTGCACTGTGTTTGCGGTAGAAAAACTTGTTGAAACTGTCTCAATCCCCTGGCGAGTCTGAAGGTTGCCATTTGGCGAAATAGTCATGTTAAGCAGCTCAGAGGCTGCGTTGTCAGCAATAAGATTGGGGCTAATGCCAGATACCTGGCCACCATCAAAACTTGGCGTGACAGCTACCGACAGTACATCATCTGTTGCATCCGTGAAGTACGGCATGGCTTTAGATGATCTCTTCTAAACCAAGTTCGCCAAGAGAGGTTGGGGTTATCTGCTTCATTCCGCCAACTTGGCTCAATTCGTAATTCGCCATAGATGACAAGTCGGTATTGGCAGTCTGAACAACAAGCTGCGCCTTTCCATACTGACGCTCGCGCTCAAGTGCATCTGCATGAGTTAGGGCCAATACAACATGACTGACATGCGGAAGTCGAAGTTCGTCACCAATAGCGTTGGTTGATGGAGGGAAGTCTACAACGTAGTTTGAGCGAGTTAGGCATTGTAGTTTTTCGATTACCTTGAGAGTCGTAGTGCTGGTTGTATCGAGAGTTGGGTAAACATCAATTTGCGCGATACCAGAAGAGTTACGTCCTTTGAAGTAATATGCTTGTGGTGTGCCAGTTCTGCTTTGATCCAGTAAATCTGCATCTTGAGATATGATTGTAGCAAGATCCATTGGAGTAAGTTCGTTGTCTCCCCAAGCAACGGAAAGTGGTGTTTCTACGTTTGTTCCAAGTGTTACTGTGCGCAATATTGATGTTGCTCCTGTTGGTGCTGGACTTGCTCCAACAGATTCTGTCCAATTAATAAGATCAGAACTTCTGTACATATCATCAAAATATAAAGTAGCATCATTTAATGACCATTTACTATATGCCGATAGCCAATTTATTGCATTACCATTACTTGCCGTAAAATTAGTTGAAGTTCCACCAGATGTCCTTGAATAAGTTCCATTTGATGTGGCATTTCCAGCACCAGAAATAATAACCTGACCAACATCCGTAATACCATACGTCGAATTGGTAACAGTCTCGCGCCAAGGCGCAAAGTTCCAAACTCGCCGATAGTTTAGGGCTGCTGCTTTCTGTAGAAACGTAAGCGTATCAGCGTCGGTTTTACCGATCTTTTCGCCTGCAAACTGAGCGATTTCGGTGAGCGTCATTTAGTTATTAGATAGCCAATTAGAGCCATTTTCTATTGCAAGATTAAGGGGCGAAAGATCCTCTGTTGTCCATATATCCCAAGCAATAGCCAGCTTTAGATGCTCTACATTTTTATCAATATAGCTTTTGCGTTGATCTTGAGTTTCATTTTCTTCCCCTGCGATAATCTTGTTATTAATAAGATTAACGCTGTCCATCGCAGCGGAATATCTTTTTGCTGGTGTAATTTCTGTATTCATTTGTTTTATACGTTATAATATGGAATTTGATATGCAGTAGCCCCAATTCTGATTCTAATATATCCTACTGGAACTGCCGTAAGTGCAGCTGCAGCACCATTTGCTCCAATAGTTGTTTTAGTTGAAAGAGTTGTTCCAAAAGCAATTTCTCCATTTAATTGAGCAGTTGCTCCGTATCCAATTGAAATTGCGTTAGATATTGTTCCAGCACTAACATCTGAAGTTGAGCCTATACAAATATTTGCTGTTCCAGTTGTAATTGTATATCCAGCTGCATTCCCATTAACTACATTATCTGCTCCAGTTGTGTTTAACGCCAAGGAAGCATATCCAATCGCTGTATTCCGTAATCCAGTTGTATTTGCAATGAGTGCCTGCGAACCAATTGCCGTATTTCGACTTCCAGTCGTATTGGACGCAAGTGCAGATACTCCATTTGATGTATTATTATCTCCTATTGTATTTACCGATGAAGCCCCATACCCAATAGCCGTATTGTTGTCTCCAGTTGAATTGTTTTGAAGTGCAAATGTTCCAAAGGCTGTATTTAGTTCTCCAGTTGTGTTTCCCTGCATCGCGTTTGATCCGACAGCCGTATTGTATGATCCGCTAGTATTAGCGAATAAACAATTTGCGCCAACGGCTGTGTTTCTAATTGCAGTTGTATTAGCTAGTAAAGAATTAATTCCAACAGCCGTGTTAAATGATCCAGTCGTATTTGAGCCAAGTGAATTTGATCCAACAGCCGTATTGATATTTCCAGTTGTGTTTGCCGAAAGTGAACTTGCTCCAACAGCCGTATTGCTATTTCCAGTTGTGTTTCCTAAAAGTGCGCTTGACCCAATGCCTACGTTGTTAAATCCAGTTGTATTTGCAACGAGTGCCGACATCCCAGCAGCAACATTATCATATCCAGTTGTGTTCAGTGCTAGGGAATTTACACCGCTTGCAGTATTTCTAGCACCAGTTGTATTTGTTGCTAAGGCATTTAATCCAATAGCTGTATTTTGAGATCCAGCCGTGTTTGCATTAAGTGCGCTAGCTCCGATGGCTGTATTTTGAGATCCAGTTGTACTTGCCGCCATCGCGCTTGCACCAATGGCTGTATTACCTGCTATGCTGCTATTTCCCTTGCCAACACTTACCCCACTAATGGTTGCGTTATTTGTTGCTACAAGCGTTGCAATTGTTCCAGTGGTACTGTTAAGCGTAGTTACAGTTCCATTGGTGCTACTTAAACCAGCAATAGTTCCAGTTGTACTTCTGAATCCAGTAATCGTTCCAGTAGTGCTATTAAGCGTAGCAACAGTTCCAGTTGTGCTATTAAACGTTCCAATAGTTCCCCTGGTGCAGGAAAGCGTTCCAATCGTTCCAGAGTTGATGCTTAATGCGCACTCAGGGTTAATCGTAGCATCCGCAATCAAAGCGTTAAGCTTCGTATTGGTTACTGTATCATTCGCACCAAAGCTGGTTCCTGCTGTAAAATTCGGCATATTTTCTCCTAGTTATTCCTATTTTTGATTACGTCCCAAGCCATTGAACATATAAGGCCAATAACGCCAGAGAGGGCTAGTATCTTAGTCCTTAGATGCTCCAGCGCATTAACCTTATTAGCAATGTCTGCGTAGTTTGCAAGTGACCTTTCGACCATAGAATAAAGCTGGACTTGACGCTCCTCCATCCTGGCGAGCCTAACTTCCATGTTCCATACTTGCTCTTCGCTCATGGCTTAGTAGCCCCCAAGTCAGATGCTGCGCCCATGTCTGAATATACAGGAAGTGGGTTGTTGTCAACCTTGCGTGGAGAACAGGAGTCAAAGAAAAGGCAGATTAAAACTAGGTTAATAAATCGCATATTTTGTATTTAGATATGTCTCGACTTGTTGGCGTTGTGGATTTGTAAGGACTCTGTTGTACATAACAATTTCGGCTACCTTGCCTTTAAATGTGAAAGGGCCACTAGCAGTTGAAATACCAATACGGTAAGTATCATCATCATATGGAAAATTGCTATATACATTTGTATTGTCGGAATACATTAAATCTCCATTAATGTAGTTTCTCCAATCATTATCAGCACTTACCACGGAATAAACAGTCCAGAAATTAACAATATCATTTGGAGCCGTAAGCGGACCTTTTCTGTTTGCTGAACAAAAACCATCATAAACAGAGCAATTTGGTCCATACGGCATATGAGTTGCTTCACTAGCACCTCCAAAATCACCAAAAACAGGTCCGTTATCATTTGCCTCATTACAAACATCATCAACGTACATAACGGCAAATGCAGTTGTTCCTGTTTCACCAACAATAGAACCAGAATTTAGAATGTTAAATGCTCTTGTGGAGCTACCGTTTAATGGCGAAAGGTTTATTACTGGATATCCATTCAAACTATTCGATATAAAAATTGGTGCTATGCCATTTGGATATGGTGAGCAATATGCTGGACTTCCGCTCTGACTTCCGCTCTGATCTGCCCAAGCTGTTACGTTTGACCCAGAAAGAGTAACGCCTGCATTAGATTTTAGCCATAAGGATAGGCCAGATAAGCTGGCTGGCGAGAATGATGCACCACCACCAACCTTGCGAGTGCTCTGCATTCCTAGTCCTAAAGATAGTCTTGGCATATAATCAAGCTGCGGTGATGGTGATGGAGGTAGACCAGCCAGAGGTGGGGATGTAGTTTGCGTCTGTGGATGAATTATTGCTTCCATTTGCAAGTACAAAATCATTGCTTTCATCTCCCAAAAACCCATAAACTTTCCCAGCCCTCCAAAATGTTTCAGATGGAAGTGGATTAAAATATGTTGCTGTGAATGTTGTGTTTGGTGGAATAAGAATATATCCGTATGGCGAGGTCGGATAATCGCCATCTCCATAGCCAGCTTCTTTTAGATAAACCAAGCCAGTAGCTATAAACATTTTATCGCTGGTAAGAGATCCAGCTACCCTTGTTATTATTGAAGTAACTTTTGTATATGTTCCAGTTGGAACAGCGATATTATTGCCAGATATATTAACTGCGTTTGTGGTGGCTACAACAAGAGGTCCTGCTGATGCGCCACTCTTAACCTTACTAACGGCTTGCACGCCCAATCCTAAGGATAATCTTGGCATAAAATCACAATGCAATCACCCGCCAAGGGATAGAACCTTTGGCGGTGTGGTTGCTTGAATCATTAACCAGCTATGTAGCCGATCACCTTGCCAGTTCCAGCTGTGTAGCTGTTGAACTCGCCATAGATGATGTTGCCTGAGCCAATTGTAACGCCTGTCAGAGTGCCATCATATTTACCGCTAATCGCGCTAAACGTGGTGTCTGATAGCATCTGGATCGCCCAGTAGCCAGCAGTCGCTGTTCCTTGCGTCCCTACGGAAAATCCGTATTGACCTTGGAACTTATCTAATGCGCGTGACATTAGGTGTGGAGGGCAATCCGATAGGAAGTGCCGTTAAGAGTTACATTCAAGGACGCAGTGGCTGTTGCAACAGTATTAACTGTGCCACCGCTGGAACTTGCTGTAATCTCAAACACGTTTGTGAAGCCCTGGGTATCAAAGCGGATAGCTTTTCCCTTGGCTTTTCTTGTGCTTCTTACAAATTCATTCGCCATATTCTTAATCTCCTTTTCGACTCCAGGCACGTTTTACCTGATCCGCGCTGAACTCGCTTTTAAATCTACTCCCAAGTTTTTGTTCTTGTTTGTAGTACCCCTTCATAATATTTGTTTTATTTGTCCCAAGTGGGTTGTCGAGGGGTTCGCCAACACCAACAAGAGCCAAACGCTGTGGGACAGTAAACCGCTTCAGATGCTTGGGGACTGAGTCCCTTTCAGCTACTGACTTTTCCAGTTCAACGACTGAACCATTTCTGGTATCGGTGTACTGGTAAATCGGCATTAGCTGTAGTTCTCCTCGTCGGCCTTCTTCGCCAGCTCACGCATTTTGTCCTCTTCAGACATGTTGTCTTGCTGATTATTATCGGATTCGCCTTCCATCATAGCGTCATTGACCTTGATGTGAGCTACTCCACCTTTAACCATATGAACAACACCACTGAGTTCAACGTGATCACCTTCAGAAGGAGGAACAGCATCTCCGCCATCATTAACTTCAAGCATTGATACAGGCAACATAACCATGCCTTTCGGCATTTTCATCTCACCACTATTATTCATTCCTTCGTGCATTTGATCTCCGTTGGAAGAGGCTGGGGAGGTTTGACCCTCCCCAGCTTTCCGAGGACCCATAGCGATTACTAGGGTTCCCATTTAATTGTTTAGCTGTAGTTCGACTTCGCGAAGATCGCGCGGAAGAACGTAGTATCCAATTGTTTGGCAGCATAGAACGTCTTAAAGGACGCCACTACACGTTGGCCGTAAGGATCGGATTTATCGGCAGCATCAAGGATCGTGACCTTCGGTGAGAAGGGCGAACCATTGGCAACGATTGAGCTGAGGCTAGGAACGCCGAAAGCGTTTCCACCTAAGAGCAAGTTGCCATACACAGCCTGACCAGCAGTCGAGGCAGAAGCCACACCCGCAGCAGCGGTTGCAAACGTCTGGACGTTGGTGCTGGAAATAACTTTGCAGCCGAACAACGAACCGATTTCACCTTTGAAGATGGCATCAGGATTCGAGTAGCTCGAAACCTTCAACCAATCGTCATCCTGCTGTAGGTCACGAATGACCGCAGGGTGGGCGACAAGGACGTAAGAATCCTTGATCTTAGGCGCACGGCTGATGAACAAGGCTGTCACTCCGTCGAGCAAGTCGGTGGAGGTGATTGCGCTGTTAGCAACAGAGCTGGTCGCGAAGGTCGTGCCGTTCGTGCTGTTCTGCGCGTAACGAGCATACGACTTTGTTGCAACATTTGTGCCAGTCGAGGTGGAAGAATCTTGGATCAGCGCGCGGTGACACAGGGTGTCCGCATGCAGAGCAGCATCTTCACCCAACTGCTTGGTGGCCTGGGCGAGGTGATTAAACAATTCCGTGGCGAGCAAAACGTCCGTGAGGACGATCTGGCTGCCGTACTGCTGGAGGGTCGATTCAACAGTGGAAAGGGTCAGCTGACGCTGATCCGAACCATCGCTAACAGTCGTTCCTTCAGAGAGGGAGACGATCTTGTCAATCGCAGGATTATCAAACTTAAAGAAGCGGATAGTTTTGTTTCCGCCAGTTTTCGAAGGATACGCCACCTTCATTGCAAACTGCTCCATTTGGAGCAAGGGGAGCGCACGTTCCAAGAGCATCTTGGAAAAATACGCTTGGAACTGTGAGGACACAGATCCAGTAGTTACATTAGCCATTTTATTATTTTCCTTTTAAACAACTAACCTATTTTACGATCTATCCGCCTCTGCTGCCATTTTAAGCAATTCACGCCCTTGCTCCTCCGAGGAGAGTTCGTGAAAAGCTTTAACGCGAGCAGGGCCAGAAGGTTGACCGCTTGCAGGTGTCGTTGCCTTTCTAAGTTGAGTCACTTCGGACTCATACTTTGCAATCTTTTTTTCCAAGTCAGAGGCAGCGTCCGCTTTGAGTTTAAGCTTTGCCAAGCCTACTGCATCATTGATTCCATTAGGATAGTTCCTAAGAATCGCGTGTTGCTGTAGTAGAGTTGAGACAGCTTTATAGAGATTTGTCGAAGAATCCTTTAATTCTGGATTCGTTTCGACTTCTCGCAAAAGGTTTTGATCCCAGGCATTTTTCCATTCTGCCTGAGCCTTATGCTCGTTCTCTTTCCTGCCAGCAGTCTCAATTTCTTCGGCTTTGCTTTCAGCGAGTTTTGCAAGATCATCACGGCCTTCGTCACGATAGCTTTTTGCGGCTTCGCGATAGTCATCCGCGCTAAACTTGCTAGAACTTGCTTTTGCTTCTGTTGGAGCAGCTTCTTGACTAGACCTTGCAGTCTTGGCTGCCTCAATAGATTCCCTTTCAGCTTGGAGTCTTGCGCGTTCCGCTTTGACATCTTCCCACTCTTTTGCGAGTCGAGATTGTGCCTTTTGGTACTTGCTTTGCTTCTTTTCGGAAGCTGACTCTGACTTGGGTTCATCAGATTGCGTTTTTAAAGAGCTTGTTGATGTAGTTTCAGTCTTATTGACTTCATCTACCACCCCATCGTTCGATGGGGATTTAGTTTCGGCATCTTCTGGAGTCGCAGGTGTCTCCGAGTTATCACTGCTTTCAACCTCCTGCTCAACCGCCTCAGTAGTTTCAACATTATCTTCTGGCACTTCATCTAAGCCAGCGTCAAATGCTGCAGCCATCTTCAGCATGTCAAGTTCAGTCGGTTCTTTGGAATCAGCCATGTTGACCCTTTCTTACACCGCCACTCAGGGAGTCATTCTGAATAGCAGGTTAATTGACAGCAGATTCATCGACCCCATCCCTGCTGTCGAGGATGGGCGAGTTTTGTTTGGGGCTGCATAACGACTCAATCGTCGCGACACAACCACGGAAACCTTTAGCATATCCACAAGCCTCTGCAAGTGAGTTCGTGTCTTTCTCTACAGCGGAGGCATTTTGGCGTAAAGTAAGGTTAAGCAGGATAAGGCTGAGTTTCTTTCCAGCAAGCGTACCAAGGAATCCTGTTAATGCTCGCTCGTCCTCCGCTTCCCACTTAGGCTCGTCAACCCACTCTTGGTGACGGATAAAGGCCATAATTGCGCGTAGTCTTCTCATACTATGTACCCCCAGCTATCGCCTTGGAATAAGGCCAGGTAATCGCCTTTGAAAGTCTCTGATAGTGCCTGTCTTACTGCTGGAAAGCTAAAGTCGTGACCTGTCATGCATCCACCCTTTCTTAGCTTGGGTAACCAGAAATCTATGTCAGCACGCACACCTTCGTACCTGTGGTCACCATCCACATAAACCATGTCAAGCGATCCATCGGCAATAAACTCGAGTGCATCTAGGCTTTTACCGCGAGAAAATGTTACGTTGCCAAGTCCCTTGGTGCGATCAGTAAAAGCTTTAAAAACATCTTCCATTGGGCATTGATGGCTTGCTACATCATCTGGATCGTAACCATTCTCCCATGGATCAACGGCAAGCACTTCTTTAAAATGATCTGCCAATACAACAGTACCCTCACCACTATAAGACCCAATTTCAACACATTTGCCAATCGCGCTGTTCTTATTTGCCCATCTGCAAAGCTTGGCCAATCCTTCGGCTTGAAACGCATCGCGCATTACTGGGACTTCCATCCCATGAATACAAGCGGTTATACCGCTAAAGTCAAAGCTTAAATTAGCTTCTGATTGCTGGGGGAAATTGAATTCGGACGAGGCTGCTTAGGCATGCGGTTTAGTTTGCCAATTCCACCTGCTACCTGCGAAAAGCTTTTCTGTGGTCCTCCCATGCCTGCAAAGTTTTTCGCTGCTTGGTTGAAATCATTATTCCGTTGCATGCCTTGCTGAAGGAAATTATTGAAATCTGCCATTTTGTTTTGTGGCATATTTGGAATTGGAATTTGTCCGCCCATTCCGCTACCTGATGGTACACCTGGATTCAATGCCATCCTTCTTTGTTCTTCTGAGCCTTGTTGGATACCAAGTCCGCCAATTGGCATTAAATTTGGAACATTTGGATTGGGTGCGAATTCTGCAGTTCCTCCAGTCGGATATGTCTGTGCCTGATAATTTGCGAGCGATTGAGCAAGGTTATTTAAATAATCCTGCTGTGCCAATGCTGTTGGAAAATTAGGATTGCGCACTGCATCAATCGGAGCCATATCAGGCTGTTTCAATTGTGGTTTGCTTAATTTAAGATTTTTCTTGGTTGCCATATTACATTACCTGTGGTTGGAGTTGTTGTTCTTGCGCTGCTTGTTGCTGTTGTTGTTTAGCCTGCCCAGCAGCTGCATCACGAAGTTGTTTCTGAATAGCCCTAGAGGTATTCGGATCAGTTTGTTCTAGCGCAGCTAAGTGCTGTTGCAAGTGGTCCATGAGAACCTGAACTGCGCTCTGGTCTACTGGCTGCTGTCTGACTTGTGCAGCCTGATTGAACGCGAACAGAACCGATATGTGCGCCTTGTGATCATCGCTAGACTTGATCGCAACAGGGAATCCTGTGGCCAGCATGGTCGCAATTTCTGTCGCTTGATCTTCAGCTTGATCGCCTGATCCCGCTTGCGGGTCAGTAAATAGCTTTCTGATGAGACTTGGATCGTCCTGCTCAAGAACTGACTTTACCAGTTCGCCTTGGTTGATGTAAGGATTATTTTGGAACATCTGCATTCGCGCCACAGATTTCTGCAATGCAAATTGGCGATTCACAAAGTCCAATCCACCCTTCGGCTCAATCGAATACTGCTCATGGATTCCTTCAGGAACCATCTGGCCAGTATCGTCAGCATAGCGGAACATCAAATCTTCCTTTGCGTACTGGACGTACAACGCCCAAGACTGACGGAATAGGTGGGCCAAGCTCATTCGGAAGATGCGATTACGCAAATCACCAGAAGCAGCAGCCTGACCCTGCATTGCTTGAATCTCGGCAGCAGTTTTTCTGTCAGCAGAATTAAATTGCGATCCAGCACCAAAGTCGGCACTACCCATGCGATTCTCTGCCAGCTGACGCTCGTCGAGCATCAAACGCTGGAAGTCGAATGGAGGTTGGCTGAACTGGACAGGCTTCAATCCTTGCGGAAGAATCTGACCAGGCTGCATCCTTAAGTTCGCTGTGTTCAGCGATACTGGATTCTGCGCTTCAAAAACAGGGCGGTTGGCCAGCTCTACATAGTCAGAGAGCGAGTTCTTGAGCTTGTTTAGGAGGTTTTCGCCAGGGAGGAGGATCTCAGCTACCCCGCGAGGACTATACCAACCGCCACCTGTGATTTCATATGGGAAATCAACAAAGGGAGGTTCGCCGTGTTCGTATGGAAGTGTAAATGGTTTTCGCACGTTCGTCAACTGCGAGTGGAGAGAATGTCTCAACCAACCATCCGTCCTTTGACGGAGTGTACATTTCCCACAAGATGATCCGATCATTCTCCGCTTCTTGCGTGATGCCTTCACGACGATAGATCTCGTCTTGAATCTCGCTGCGAAGTCCGACAGAGTTGTTCGGCTTGCCAGCAATACGCTTGACGAAGTTCTCGTCCTGCTTGTAGAGAGGATTGGTCTTGTAGGTGTCAACTGAGGTCGAGATGATGTGGACAATGAAGTCTGCATCTTTTAATTCCTTGGTGTATTGAGGAACGATCAAATGAAAAGGATCGATAGCTTCAAAACTGATTCGCTTGGTTTGATCGTCCCAAATTACTTTTGCAACACCGCGACCATAGAGAAGCAAGTTGTCAATGACCGATACAATCTCTTTCTGGAAATTTGTCTGTTCGCGCATCTTGTAATCAAACCAACGCTCGGCTGTGACAGTAATCGGAGTCAACTGCGCGCGCATCGGAACGAAGCTAGAAAGAATATCGTTACCAATCGCGCTGTTTACGAAGGAAGGCTTGAGACGCTCGATAGCTGTGTCAATTAGCTGAACGTGCAGGTCGGCTGCTGTAGGCCAAGGCTTAACCTTACGGCGCACGCCAAAGTAGCGAGCTTGATAAAACAACCGCTGGCGGTTCTCCCAAGTCTCGCGCTGGTTCAAACAGTCGATGATGCGCTTATGGTAGTCGGCGCGAGACTTG